CTAGCTGATTTCTATTCTCTCCCACTCTCTCCCGCGATCGTTCCTATATTGCGCAGCCATGCTATCAGACTTATGTCCTAGAAGGTGCTGCGCAAATCTTTCGCCATACTGTTTCTCATAGAGCCTTGCAGACAGGCTGCGTATCTCATGAAATGTTGGCGGTTCTCCGCTGAAAGAAAGTCCAGATTCCTTGCGTGCGCGCATAAAATACCTTGATACCGTCCCTGATGAAAGCGCTTCGCTTCGTGTAGAGGAAATTATTGTTTCTCCTTGCGAAAGTGATTTACATCTCTTCAGCGTATCTGAAAGCGAAAGGTTAGCTGCATCAAGCTTAATCGTTACCGGTATCGCCAGTTTTGCTCCTGTCTTTTGTTGTTGTACGTGTAGAAATCCTTCTGAAATGTCAACCCATTTCATTGCACAGATATCACTAACACGCTGCCCGGTAAGTAATGCTATCTCCATAGACAGTTTCACCCATGGCGGCTGCTTCCCGGCAGCATCATATATTTTCATGAATTCATCGGTGGTTAATCTGACCCTTTTAACTTCAGATTTAGCGGCCCTTGTGGCAGTGACTGGGTTTGAGTGTATGAAGCCTTCAGCTATAGCTTCTCTGAAAATGTCACTCAACGTCGATCTGATTAACTTTGATGTGGCCGACTTTCCTTCTGAAACATAATCATTGAGTATGGTGGCAATATCCCTGGTTGTTATATCTGACAATGGAATGTCCTGAAACCGCTCCTTTATGGCTCTTATTTTGCTTCTGTAATCAGCAAGTGTTTTAGGCCTGAGTCCTCTGACTGATATGATACTGTCATATTTTTCCAGCCATGCGTGCATGGTCATTGCATCTTCATTATTGATCCGCGACGTAAGACTTTTTCGTTCAGCGCTGGAAAATAACTCAATGTTCGCCTGAACTGCTTCTGTTACTGCGATTCTCCGGTCGCGACCTAACCCAAACTCCTTACCCGTCCTTGGGTCTCGATAGCAATAATAACCGTTGTTCCTGATATACAAGTTTGGAGGCAAATCACGGCGTTCATGGCTTCGCCTTCTTCCCATCTCTAATCCTCTTCAAAAGTCTGCCTGTTGGCTTATTTTTAACGTCGATTTTTACTGCGTTCTCATGAAACAGATACTCCCTTCCATCCTTAAGCGGAGGAGGGGAGATCCGACACTCTCTAACCCAGCGTCGAACTGTCTCAAGGCTTCTTGGCCTTGGCTGTCGCTGGTTCCACTCTGGAAGCGTTAAGTACATCTCATTACCTCTGCAAATTCACGCAAGAAAAAACCAGCGCAAGGCTGGTTATTGGATATCTTGAGAAATGCACAGGCCTCATCGAGTGTGAGGCTGTGTGATTCTATGGTTACTCCGATAAAATAAATCCCCGCGAGTGCGAGGATTGTTATTTTTGCGGTGCTGAGAGTCGAGCTGCTGCGCTTCAGCATCTGTGGACTCTCCCCATAAGCAAACAAGCGCCACGAAGAGCGCTTGTTTTATCTTGCCGCATAAGATAGCTATGTGCTGAATGACATACGAACGTATAATCTTCGCATGAGATATGTTAAAAGCTATCGCATCATTGGAGCCTGAAGTTGTCGATATCATCTACAAATTCCAGATACCCATCTTCAACGCTTTTTAAAACAAGTAAATGCTTAATTCCCTCACTTAATGAGGTTGGCCTTTCAAGTACAAACTCGAACCCATCCTCGTAAATTTTTCCTAACCAATAACCACCGCCATATTCTTTAAGCCTTTGAAAGAAAACATATCCTCCAGGCTTGAAATAATTGAGTGTCTCGTCTCTATAAACGATTTGGTAGTTAGGTACTTTGCCACCCATTTTAGCCACCATGAATACTGTATTTTCATACAGTATAAATTAAAGCAAATGTTGGTCAATTTTGAAGGGTGAAATATCACTTCACCTCATGTTGTGGTGCTGCCGCCAGCGCAGCCTTGTAACCGGCCACATGACCGCGCCAGTTCGCAACCTCTGATAGCCACGCGTTAATCATGGCCTGAGTTGGTTCTTTTGGCACCATAACCAAATCATCCGGAATTGCCGGAGAGTTGCCATTCACATCGAAATTTGGCTTTGCATCCTGAACCAGAAGGATGTAGCCATTCTTTGCTGTGTCCAGTTCTGATACCTCGGTGACAGTACCGAAATAGCGATTCCCGGCATCAGCATCACAAGTGCTGACATCAATGGACACCTCCATGCCTTCGATTATTTCTGGCAACTCGTAAGCTTGGCTTACAGGTTCAGCCTGAAGCATGGCGGCGCGGCAGGAATTCATAAATTCCAGCGCAGTCACCAGGTCGCGCCTGTTGACCTTGCAAGAATGCTCATCGATGTGGTGCCATTCACTTAGATGGTCTGCCTGATACTGGAAACGCTCAATGATGCCACTGATATCTTCCGGCACTACCGGAACTGGCTGGGCGTGACGATAGAGCGGGATATCTCCCACCTCCTGGTTTTGTTTACCCCAAATCAAAGAGGTTTCTCGACCCCTGGCAATATGATGAAGATTTCGTTCGTCGGTGAACACAACGGGGTCGGCACCTTTCTCCGCTTCGAGCGATGCCAGCGCTATACGCGCCAGTTCGCGCAGGTTTTCGCTATACGGTGACGTGTTATCACGACTGATTACGTGGTTCGCCGTATCAATTAAAATCTGTTTTTGCTGTTCTCTGGTAATAGTGGTCATGGGTTATCCCTCAGCCTGCCGTGCTTTCAACTTGGTTAGGGAATGTCAGGCTCTCATTAAAGGCCGCTCCGATACGCATTGCGGCGGGGATAAATTCGCTTTTCCCCTTATCTACTTCATCAAAAATTTCGTCATAGCGCGTCACATCAAATAGCGATACTTCACAATCGCCAGTCGTCGCAAACGCGATCCGATTTGAGGGACACTCCGCCAGTAGCTTATTGAGTTTCTTTACCCAGGCTTTTTCCTGTTTCGTCAAAGTAGCCATATCACTCCCCCTCAACCTTGATGCCAGCGGCATGGATTGCATTAGCACATTCATTTCTCATGCTGGATGCACCATCAGCAAATCCCTCGTACCGCTCAGCAGTAGAGCCAAGAACTGGAAGTTTAGGGAGGCAAACTGTCCGCGCCTCCAGCTCTGCTATGCGACTCTCGGCACTGTTTGCACGGGTGTGTTGTGTAATAAGCGATCGATTCGCCATTACTAATTTCTCGCGCTCTGCATTTAATGCAGCCGCCAGCTTATCTGCGCGGTACCGCTCATTATCAAAGCTGATACGCCAGTTTTCCCGCTCCTGCTCTGCGGCTGCCAGTCGCTCCCGTGCCTGTCGCATATCATCACGCAGCGCCAGCGCCACGGCTTCGATCGCGTCTTTTTCCCGCTGGAGTTGAATATTCTCGTCAAGCAGCGCCAGCATGGTGGCGGGGTTGGCTGCGGCAATGTAGGCAGTGTTGTAATGGTCTTGCTTATCATCAACATCATCACCTTGCTCCACATAAGCCAGGTGTTTGGTATACCCATCTTCATCGGTAAACCAGATATTTTCCTGCTCCATTTCCCACGGCCCTTTTGTCGCCTTCTCCGCCACTTCACGCAGCGCACGTTTGTCGATGTTCATACCGCACCGCCTTTACGAGGTTGGGCGGCGAACTCGCAAACTGTTACACCGCCTTCTTCGGTGTAATCTGCTGACGAGATATGCAGACCATGAACAATGCTGCCGTCGTCACGTTGAATGTTGCCAACCCACAGCAGTCCGTCAGTAAAATCACCGTACCCGGATTCATGACCGTCACCACATTGTGAACAAATTAACTCTATGTCCGATGGCTCAAGGAAAATTTGTTGAGGGACAAGCCCGTAACCATCAGGGATTGCACTTGTCCGCACCGCAACCAGCGCCGCGTATTTAGCCTCAAGTTCCGCATAATCACTATGACGCACCATATCAGTACAGAATGATTCTCCTGTTATTGGTGGTGATAACTGGTCACTGACAATCGTGTATATTTTCACTTCTTTCATTTCTTCCCACTCCGCAACATTGCATTCAGATATTTGTTTTCATTAACAGAACCGAAACTATTTCGCTTAAGCATTTCTTCGCGTGGAATATCGTTGATGGGTTTGAAGCGGTGTCGAATAATCATTTCCGATGGAAGGATGCCGGGGTCGTAGGAAAAACCTCTCATGATGAATTCCTCAGTTATTGCTGATAGCGCCGTAACGCGAACGGTAATTTTTAAGGCGCGGGTCTGTTTCAATGAATTGGGTGTAAGTGGCTTTGCGGAATGGCCGGATGGATGTCTGGTAAATTCGCTCGCGTTCTTCTTTCTCTGCAAGCCATATACAGTGGCGAAATTCCTTTTCCTCTTTCGTTTCCTGCGGTAGTGACATTATCAGGTCGTAGTTTTTTCTGAATTTATCCAGCACCTCCGAGACGGAATTGCCGGAACAGCGGCGCGGGTCATTCGCACCATACACAGGCGCTGGCATAATTTACTCCAGGGTAGGTTATCCGAATAATGTGGTACGTATAGGGTTATTTCTTTCGTAAACGTGATAGCCTGCTTTTTACCGACTCTTCACTTCGCCCGAGAATTTTTGCTACATTTCTTTGTGTATAGCCTGATGAGATAAGCGTCTGCATTCTTTTGTCTTCGTCGTCGCTCCATCTTGGCTTAACGAATGCCGTTTTTAATGACAGTTTTTTTGCTATGTAATAAAACTGATTTATGTTTAGGCCCAGATGTTCTGCTGCACGGCAAGCTACCATGCGACCGCAAACTGACTCCATCTCTGCTGGAGTTATGTTTAATCTTCTCATTAAGCCACCTGTTTAAGCTCATTTATTCTGATATTCATTACCTGAACGCATTTTGTCTGCGCATCATCGTGACCAGCCAATAATTGCCAGTCATGCTGATAACGCTCAATGAGTTTTTTCTTATCAGTTTCTGTTACTGCATATTCACTGAAGTCTTTCAGGATTTGTTCGCAGTCAACCGATGGAGATTTCTGGTTGGTATTTTCTGGTGATGGTTGATTGCCTGATGCTGGCATGGCCCAGTTCGGCAGCGATGGAGGGAGCCAGTAAAATCCTGTTCCATCCTTCAGTTTTGCCCTGTGCCACCCCTGCTTTTTATCGAGAGATGTTTGTGCGAAACCTTCCTCAAGGTTATACAGATACCGACCGATTCCCCACTGAACGGCAGCACGCTTCATTGCACCTGAACGACCACCTTTGACGGCTTCTACCTGCGTGTTTTCAGCAGCATCCCATTTGGTTACCCATTCGGAATCAATCTTGATTGATATGCCGCATTCAACTCCGCCGTTGTTGGGAATATCGCGGTATTCATTGCGCCATCCTGCTTTGCCGCAAACATCGTCCAGGCGTTTCATGATTGCCCGATTCGTGACATAAGCCAGCACCATAGCCCACACCTTGCCATCGCGTGTTTTGCCGCTTTGCTGTATTCGCCATTCGATATCTTCAGGGCTGAATGGCTCATCGAATTTATTCAAATCCATAATTCACCTCAGAATGGTAGTTCGGAAGGATTAGCCAGGAACTCGCCTTTATTCATTCGTTCACGACGAGCCATATCAAGACAGAAGGACTTCATCGACTTATCACCGGCCTTACGCCAGTACATTGCCTCAGTCAGGTGATACTGACGTTTTATCCTGCTTAATTCTGGCGTTCTGGCTAAGTCTGTAGGAATCATTATCTTTCTCCTGTTCTTTCTGCTGATTGAGCATGTCCTGCATAAGGCGAATAAACGCATCGTCTGACCAGGTATCTGTAATGCTCACTAAATAATCTCCGGCTCGTTTTTATGGTTAAGCACGATATCTACCAGCAGGTCTTTAAGTGGCTTAGCTTCGGTCAGTGTGTGGATGTGCAACTTGCCGTCTTTGTTAACTGCTGCTCTCCATGGCTTTCCGTGGTGAATAACCAGCATTCCTGGAGTTACGCACTGGCGAATAACGGTTAATGTGTTTTGCATAACGCCTCCAGTTGCTTACGAACAGCACGAATAAGACGGCGAACACGTTTGGATAATTCGGATTCAGCGGGATAAAAAGCGGACATGACGCCGCTACCCGCGAGGCTTAGTTGCATCATGGGCTGGTTCCTTATGTTGTGTGTGATTGCATAGCGATAGAGACTCGTGAATCTCTGTTGATATGCGGGCATGAAAAAGCCGCACTCAGGCGGCTTCTGATTTCTCTTCTTCGTAGCGCTCGATAATCTCGTCGCTATAGCTGTTTTCCGTTAGATAGGCGATGATTTCATCCATTTCCATCTCAGCAAAAGCGGTATCCAAGAGGTGATGGCAAAACTCTTTAATTTCGCCATAAGTGTTTAAGTCAAACTTAATAGTCGTATTATCTTCTTTGACGGTTACTTCTCTCCATCCACCATTTGATGAATAAGTTGCAACTTTTCGAACGTCGATTTCCATGCTTTCCTCCAGGCAAAAAGAATGCCGCCCATATAGAGCGGCAAGACTATCAAGGGATGATTCTCCAATAACCAGAACGCGTCTTCGTCCTCATTCGGTTACGAGCGATATTGCTCCGTGTATTCACTCACTGGAATGAATACACAGTGCTTATTCGTACTAATAAAACACCCAATTTTCTGTTTCTTGGTTGTGTCCAAAGTTATATTCAATATCTGGTGTTGATGTATCAATATTCTTCATCCCATCAACAAGAGTTGATACAACAGCCAAATCTTGTTTGATTCTCATTAAATGGTATTTCTTCCGGCGCAATAAACTTTCAATGGCAAGTTTCTTCGTTGGGAATGCAAAAGATCTTTCTGCATTTTTTGCTACTTTCTTAATTGCATATCTATTTCTCTTTTGTTTCCATTCCTGTAACCACTTATTTGGTGCTGGTTTAAAATTAACAATCCAATGCGCAGGAACCAACCATGCATAATGCTCTGTCTGATGAAAAGCTATATATTGAAGTGCGAATATTTTGATTCCATCTTCTTCAACTGTCGCTTGGAATCTCCAGAAAACAGGCATTCCATCATGTTCAGTTTCTGATTCAGGAAAAGGTACGCTCCATGATTTTGTCATATCTCACCTCAAATAAGCGGCTTACTGCTCAGCTTCATGCGCTGAACGGCATGGATTTTGTTCCCGAGCGGGTTAACGTCCCGGTAGTAAATGCGGTTCTGCTTAACCGCTGTTACTTCAACTTCCTTCTGACGCGTTCCGGCAAGCAAAATGGCTTTGGTAACGCGGTCAATTCTTTTGGCTTTAACCTCCTGAGAAGCATCAGGAGCATCGCAGCCAAAAATTGAATCGATGATATTGCAGATGGTGTCGCGCTCCATTGCGAGCTTCCTGCGCCGCTCATGACGGCGAGTTTTAGCATTGCCTGCAAACGTTGACTTCCCGTAGGTAATAACCGTCATGATTTAGTCCTCATGTGAAATGGCTTTGGTACTGGCGCCGGAACCTGTCTCAATTTCCGGATTTCAAGTGGCTTCTCAGTCCGGCCCGATCGGTACAGCTAGGCCTAAGCTCCACCACACGCCAGTCCAAACCCATCTCGTTTGGTATTTGTTCGCGCTTTGTCAGCGCATTATCGAAGTTAAAGAGCATTGCCTTTCCGTTTGGCTACCAGCGTACTGCTGATGGCTAAACAATACAAAATGTACTTAACATCGTCAATACAAAATGTACTGAAAATTGATAAATAAATACTATGTGTATGAAACTGAATGGAAAAAATATTTTGGTATTAAAAAACCCGCATAAGCGGGCTAGGGGAGGGAATTGTTAGAGGCCTTGCCATTTTGCTTCAATGACAACACCGATAATGCGGCAATTTCCGTTTATGGGGATCATGTGATAGCTGGGGTTTAACGGTTTAAGATATTTCTGTCCAGCGTCAACAATATATTTCTTGAAGGTTGCCTCGTTTTCAGACTCAAGCTTTGCCACCACGAGTTTTCCATTAGTCGGTTCGATATCCGGATCAACAAGAATTTGCATTCCTTCCGGTATGCTTAATCCTGTAGGAGATGTCATAGAGTCGCCACGAACGGTTAGCCAGAATGACCTTTCGCTTGCATGTGCAGTTGTCTCAGGCCACACCTCTATTTCTCGGAGTTGGTAAGGTTCAACAGCCTCACACCAGTTACCTGCGCTCACCCAGCTAATCAGGGGAAATCTCCTTATTTCTGTGTGTGGACGAGGACTTGAAACATTGTTCAGGTTGGAGTCTGGATAATCAACCATCCCATCAGAACTTAATACTAGCTCCTTCAATCCTAGCTGCTTCATGATCGCTGCAATATCTTCAATACTTGGTTCGCGGCGGCCATTAAGCCAATGACCTATCGCCCCCTGAGTCTTACCGAGAGCTTCAGCAAGTTTATCCTGGGTTAGGCCTATTTGTTTCATTCTGGCTTTCGCCAGCTCATTCCACGGTGTTTTCATGCGCCGATTATTACGAGATGTATTGACTGTGACAACACACATATTGTATTAATTACCTTGCTTTTATTTAGTACGAAATGTATTATTGAGTTACGTACCATCCTGAGGAGATATACCGATGAGCAATCTTCGGAAAATCCGGGAAACCATGAAGGTATCCCAGGCCGTTTTGGCCGAAAAGGTTGGGTGTACTCAGGGAGCAATTGGTCATTACGAATCAGGGCGACGCCATCCGGATTTGAGAATGTGCCGCCAGCTCGTAGAGGCGCTCAACAGTTTTGGCGCGAATGTTCAGCTAGACGATGTGTTCCCACCTGAACTTAATGCTGCCTAAGTAGTACCGCTCTTTACCAATCTGAACCGCCGACAACGCGGTAAACATATTTAAAGGCGCATCAACGAATGCGCACAACTAACTATTAACTACAGGAATGTTCACATATGGAACTCACAAGCACTCGCAAGAAAGCCAACGCAATTACCAGCAGCATCCTTAACCGGATAGCTATTCGTGGTCAGCGGAAAGTCGCTGATGCGTTAGGCATTAACGAATCTCAAATTTCACGATGGAAAGGCGATTTCATTCCGAAGATGGGGATGTTATTGGCGGTTCTGGAGTGGGGTGTCGAGGATGAGGAGTTGGCAGAACTGGCAAAGAAAGTTGCGCATCTGCTGACAAAAGAAAAAGCCCCGAAGAACGGCGAATTCTTCGAGGCCTGATGTAGAAAGACTGGATCAATCCACAGGAGTAATTATGCCAAAACGTAGTAAGAAATACCAGGAAAAAGAAGAGATTAGACACCCTGATTCACCTGAGGGATTAGTGGTAGCAGCAGCAAATAACAGGGCGTTCGCAGAGCGCTTTGTTGGTGTTTACAGACTAGCCAAAGCAGGAGTGAGACATGGGCGTCGTTAAGTTAGCAGACTACAGACCGTTAGAGCCGGTCGTGGAGCGTAATGTGGCAGATCTCGATGATGGTTACGCCAGACTATCAAATATGCTGCTTGAAGCTTATTCAGGCGCAGATCTGACCAAGCGACATTTTAAAGTGCTGCTTGCCATTCTGCGTAAAACCTATGGGTGGAATAAACCAATGGACAGAATCACAGATTCTCAACTTAGCGAGATTACAAAGTTACCCGTCAAACGGTGCAATGAAGCCAAGTTAGAACTCGTCAGAATGAATATTATCAAGCAGCAAGGCGGCATGTTTGGACCAAATAAAAACATATCAGAATGGCGCATCCCTCAAAATGAGGGAAAATCCCCTAAAACGAGGGATAAAACATCCCTCAAATTGAGGGAGTGCTATCCCTCAAAACAGGGGGACACAAAAGACACTATTCAAAAGAAAGAAATACAAGATAAAAACATTATGTCCGAAAGTGTTCGGACGAAGTGTGAAAAATCATCTGGCCATCACGAAGAAACCGACAAGGCATTCGAGGAAATTTTCTGGTGTGCTGGAATGCGGAAAGCCGGGAAGAAAAACGCAGCTTCGGCATTCAGAACACAGTTCAGGGAGTGGCGTAAAACCACCAGGGGGACGGCAAGCGAGTTTGCCACAATGCTGGCAGAAGATATCGCGTGCAGGAACGGTAAGCAGTTCGGATTCGACAGGTTGTTACCATCGAGCTACCTGAACGGTCAACGCTGGAACGACGAGAAGCCAGAAACCATTCAACCACAATCCAAACCATCATCCGCAATCACCGTATCGAAAACTGGCTACGTGTTTTTCGACAGGTGAACCATGAAATCCAGAATCAAATCGCTACTGGTCGCTGGTTATAACCACGGCTGGTTAAGTATTTCGTTTGTCGATTTCTGGTTTAAAAATCTCAATCTGAGGGAATCATGAGGCCAAGTGAACTTAGCGACCTGCTATGGGCGCAGGTTGACAGGGTGGCCCCGCACCTGTTGCCAAACGGCAAGAAAGAGGGGCATGAGTGGGTTGCCGGCAACGTCAACGGTGACAAGGGGAACAGCCTTAAGGTTAACCTTAGCGGTAAGAAAAAATGGGCTGATTTCGCTGAGGGAGACGGCGGTGACATGCTTGATTTGTGGATGGCGTGTCGTGGAATTAACCTGCATCAGGCCATGCAGGAAGCGAAGGCATTTCTCGGCATCAGGGATGATGATCACCATTTCGACGCCAGACGTGAGAAGAAATTCTCCAGACCTGACCGCAAGAAAATCGCCTGTTACGTTACCAGAACAGAATCCCATCTTGAGTACCTGCAATCGCGTGGCATATCTCCAGAAGTCGTAAAGCGGTACGAGGTGGTCAGCGGCAAGGTGTGGAATGGAGAGCGAGAACTGGATGCTTTGGTGCTTCCGTACAAGCGCGATGGTGAGTTGTTGCAGGTCAAGAGAATCAGCACCGAACGTCCGGACGGGAAGAAAGTCATCATGGCAGAAGGTGACTGTGAACCCTGTCTGTTCGGATGGCAGGCTCTCGATGCTGGCGTGAGGGCGGTTGTACTTTGCGAAGGCGAAATTGATTGCATGAGCTATGCGCAATACGGAATACCGGCGCTATCTGTCCCTTTCGGTGGCGGGAAAGGCGCCAAGCAACAGTGGATTGAGTTCGAATACCACAACCTCGACAGGTTTGAAGAAATATTCATTTCGATGGACGTTGACGATGTCGGGCGTGAAGCAGCAAGGGAAATCGCAAGCCGACTTGGTGAGCATCGCTGTCGTCTGGTTACACTGCCACACAAAGATATCAACGAATGCCTGATGAACGGCGTCACTGAGGATGAAATCTGGCAGTACATCGGGACAGCGTCATATTTCGACCCAGAAGAGCTTTACAGCGCCCGTGAGTTTTATCAGGACACCATCAATGCTTTCTACGGCAAGCAGCAGTATCTGTTTAACCCACCGTGGGAAACGCTGGCTTACAACTTCCAGTTCCGTGAGGCGGAGTTAACTCTTGTCAATGGCGTGAACGGTCACGGAAAAACGGAGGTTGTCGGGCATATGGCACTTGAGGCCATGAGGCAGGGGGTAAAAACATGCGTCGCATCACTTGAACTGAAGCCCGGGGTTTTGCTTAAACGCCTGACCAGGCAGTCAACATGCTGCAAAATGCCACCAGTACTGGAAATCGAATCAGCATTTAAGTTTTACGATGACCGGCTCTGGTTATTTGGCCTGACAGGTACAGCCAAGGCTGAACGCCTGATTGAAATTTTCACATACGCCAGACGGCGATACGGCATCCAGTTATTCATTATCGACAGCCTCATGAAATGCGGGATCGGTGATGACGACTACAACGGACAGAAAGCGTTTGTTGATGCGTTGTGCGATTTCAAAAACAAAACCAATTCCCACATCATTCTCGTTACTCACTCAAGGAAAGGAGACAGCGAGGAGAAACCCACCGGGAAAATGGACGTAAAAGGCTCAGGAGCGATTACAGACCTCACAGATAACCTGTTTATCATCTGGCGCAATAAAGCTCGCGAGAGAGCGTTACAGCGCGTTTATGCTGGAGAGCAGATTAACGATAAAGACCAGCAGCTTCTTGCTGCACCCGCATCTGTTTTAATGCTGGAGAAGCAGCGTAACGGGGAAGGATGGGAAGGTGGTGTACCGCTATTTCTTGATGAGCAGTCTCACCAGTTCCTGCAAACGGAAGATGCATCCCCATACAACTACATCGCCAATATGCCGAAATCGGAATATGACGAAGCGTGGAGACAGGAAAACGTTACGGAGTACTGAATGACTAACCGAATAATGCCAGAAATGCTTTTGAATCCACGGTTCATTGCTGTTTTGAGCAGATGTATCGACGAAGAAGAATTAATTATTCAATTCGAAAGGCTGTCAGGAGTAAGCCGACCACCAAAAAGGCAGCATCCAATAGAACTGATGGTTGATAAAGCGACAGGATTTTATGATGAGCAGTGGAAACTGTTTTTTGAAGCATTTATCCCGTTCGTCTATGAGTTTATATGGCTCACATGGAGAGACCGTGACAATGAGGAGTGCTGGCAATGACCATCTACATCACTGAGCTAATAACAGGCCTGCTGGTAATCGCAGGCCTTTTTATTTGTGGTGGAGAAAAATGATGAGAAAGAAACAAGCAGAGAAATTATTTTGTGATGCTATGGATGCGTTGGCTAAGGTCGGAGAAAGCCCATTGAATTACTGTCTGTCTTATGCCCGTGGTTTTATGGCTGCCGAGAACAAGAAGGAGTATCTGCACGAATGGGAAGACGGAACAATGCGTCTGAAAGTTAGCGATGGCGAGCAGGTTCATTGATGGAGAGGAATATGGACGAATCAAGAAAGGCTTTTGAGCAATGGTGGGAAGAATGGTTTGGCGAAGCACCTCTTACACCATGGCATGAGCTTTGGTGCGGTGATGGATATTCGGCAGAGGATATTGACCACATGTGGGATGCTTGGAAAGGGGCTCGCGCAGCTATCGAGATAAAGCTCGATGACAAAGTGATGGTTGAGGATGAGTTCGACAAAGGTCACAACTGCGCTATCGACTACTGCGCTGAAGCCATCCGCGCCGCCGGAATCAAAGTGAAGGAGTGATTTATGTGTGTATATCACCTGAAACAATGCTACGGATGCGGAATGCCTCTTCGGTTTAATGGATTCCAGAGTATTCCTGATGTGCCTATGTGTAGTTCTTGTCGGGATAAAGGAATTAAGCCGAGATACGTTTATGTTTATTCCGCCAACAAGATATTGCCGAAGTATGAATACAGCACGGAAATAATGAGGTCAAAAACAAATATCTAACGTGGTATAGCGATATGAAAAAACTAACCTTTGAAATTCGATCTCCAGCGCATCAGCAAAACGCCATTCACGCAGTACAGCAAATCCTTCCAGACCCAACCAAACCAATCGTAGTAACCATTCAGGATCGCAACCGCAGCTTAGACCAAAATCGGAAGCTTTGGGCTTGCCTTGGGGATGTCTCGCGTCAGGTCGAATGGCATGGTCGCCGGCTGGATGCAGAAAGCTGGAAGTGCGTGTTTACCGCGGCATTAAAGCAGCAGGACGTTGTTCCTAACCTTGCCGGTAATGGCTTTGTGGTAATAGGCCAGTCAACCAGCAGGATGCGTGTAAGCGAGTTTGCGGAGCTATTAGAGCTTATACAGGCATTCGGTACAGAGCGCGGCGTTAAGTGGTCAGACGAAGCCCGGTTAGCACTGGAATGGAAAGCGAGGTTTGGAGACGCCGCATGAAACACTGCTACCGCTGCGGAGAAAGCAAAGACGATTATCGATTCCGGCCAAATCAACCTTATTGGCACCAATGGTGTATCAGATGTGAGCGGTCGCCAGTAGGTAATTTCCCGCTGCCAGAGACGAAGGAGGACGTATGGCACGACAGCGACGAAGTATCACCGACATAATCTGCGAAAACTGCAAATACCTTCCAACGAAACGCTCCAGAAATAAACCAAAGCCAATCCCCACAGAAAGCCAGGTCAAGACATTCGATTATGTCTATGGGCTGTTGCAGTCCAAATGGAACCGCATGAGGAAAACGCGATGATTGACCCCAATCGAAGTTATGAGCAAGAGAGCATAGCAAGGGCAATGTGCGCAGGATGTAACAAGCAACTGGCACCTGATGAAATTTACGCCTGTTCCGAATGCGTGAACGAATGGCTGGTATACCGCGACCCTAATGGAGATATGTCTAATGAGGATATTCAGGAGCAATAGATGGCTTCAGGCAGTAAGGGAGATAGATTGCTGCATTCTGTGTGGTCGATATGGAGTTCAGGCTGCGCATCGCAACGAAGGAAAGGGAATAGGGCTAAAGGTTGACGACAGCCTAACGGCGGCGCTTTGCCCGTCATGCCATGAGCGAATCGACAACGGAAAAGATTTAAGCCGGGAAGAGCGACGCTCAGAAATGGACCGCGCCATTGTCTTAACGTTGCAAAAGTTAACACGCGAAGGGAGGGTAACAGTGCGATGAACGAATACCGTATAGCGTTGCCGTGGCCTCCATCCAATAACCGCTACTGGCGTCACTCACGAGGAATCCACTACATCAGCGATTGGGGAAAGCGATACCGGCGAGAAGTAATCGAAATAATTCAGCAACAACAGTTAGACATCAAAATAACACCACGCATCAGAATCACCATCCACGCAGCACCTCCCGATAACCGCAAACGCGACCTGGACAATTTGCCAAAGGCCGTTTTTGACGCACTAACCAGTGCGGGATTCTGGCTGGATGACGGTCAGATAGACGATATGCGTATCAAGCGCTGTCAGGCGATTAAAGGAGGGATGCTTGTGCTGGTAGTGACTGAGACGTGCGGAAATTTGCCAATGATTACGGAACTACTGGAGGCCGCATGAAATGCAAGATTGATGGTTGCGATCGCGAATGCAGGTACATGGAACAGCAGGTATGCCAAAAGCATTACTTCAGAATGATGCGATACGGAACATACGAACTGACTAAACATGGAAAAGGAAAAGGCATCTCGGCGAACGCCAAGGGATACGTGATGATTAAAGAGCCATCTCATCCCCTGGCAATGAAGAATGGATTCGTGTACGAGCATAGGAAGGCTGTGTATGCAAAGTTCGGAGAGCATTTACCTCCATGCGAATTGTGCGGAAAATATGTTACTTGGGCGAATGCGCATATTGACCACAAGGATGACAGAGTCAATAACAACAACCCAGATAACCTTAGAGTTTTATGCAATGCCTGCAATGTAATGCGATCACGCATTCATATCCCCTCACATACCAGAAAAACCAGCCACGCCATCACCTTCAATGGGGAAACAAAAACCCCAGCGGAATGGTCGCGTGACCCAAGAGTAAGCATCGCCGGGAATACAATTCTGTTCAGGCTTAGGAAAGGCATGAGCGTAGAGCAGGCGCTATTCGGTCAAAAGCTCACACATCGAGGTAAGAAGGCAAATGGATACCAACCGAAATACGGTGAGTATCAGCAGAAACTTAAAGACCTGCGTGACAGCAGAAGAGAGGCAGCATGAGCAAAATCCAATACCCAATGACCACTGCGGCAATTTTCGATGATGTTGTCTATCCGCTGCATTTCGACAATGCCGGCAAGGTCAGGCAAGAAATGGAAGGCGCTGTTAACTGGTTCTGCAGGTGGCGCAACGAAGAGAAAGCCGCTGTGAAAGCGAGATTGTTGGTCAGTTGCTGGGGTCAATATCTGAGTCATGAGCAGGTTATCCGGGAGGCCGCATGACACACACTATCAAAACCATCCCAGCGTTACTCATTGAGACATATGGAAACCAGACAGAAGTAGCACGGCGCTTATCGTGCCACCGCAACACAGTAAGGCGTTATCTGTACGACAAAGAAGCCAGGTATCACGCCATCGTTAACGGCGTTTTAATGATTCATCAGGGCGGGAGAGGTATCTATGACCGTAACCAGCATTAACCAGGCAAAACAGCAGCGTGAACGTGACGAAGCCGAATTGCGCAGCGTCAGAGAGATGACGGAGCAACACCAGAAGGCGATGGATTATCTGCATGAGCGAGAGCGTGAACTGGTGAACCGGCTTGGATTGAACAAGCCGGCGGGAGGCGATGCTGCATGAGACTCGAAAGCGTAGCTAAATTTCATTCGCCAAAAAGCCCGATGATGAGTGACTCACCGCGGGCTACGGCTTCTGACTTTCTTTCAGGTACTGATGTGATGGCTGCTATGGGAATGGCGCAATCACAAGCCGGATTCGGAATGGCTGCATTCTGCGGTAAGCACGAACTCAGCCAGAACGACAAACAAAAGGCTATCAACTATCTGATGCAATTTGCACACAAGGTATCGGGGAAATACCGCGGTGTGGCAAAGCTTGAAGGAAATACTAAGGCAAAGGTACTGCAAGTGCTCGCAACATTTGCTTATGCTGATTATTGCCGTAGTGCTGCGACGCCGGGAGCAAGATGCAGAGATTGTCACGGTACAGGCCGGGCGGTTGATATTTCCAAAACTGAACAGTGGGGAAGAGTTGTTGAGAAGGAGTGCGGAAGATGCAAGGGCGTCGGCTATTCAAGGGTGCCGGCAAGCGCCGCATATCGCGCCATAACGATCCTAATCCCAAACCTTACCCAACCCACCTGGTCACGCACTGTTAAGCCGCTGTATGACGCTTTGGTGGTGCAATGCCACAAGGAAGAGTCAATCGCAGACAATATTTTGAATGCGGTCACGCGTTAATAGCATAATTGCCACGGATGGCAACATATTAACGGCATAATATTGACTTTTTGAATAAAGTTGGGTAAATTTGACCTAACGATGGATAAATGCACTCGTTAAATAAAGCCCTGAGTTAATAGCTCGGGGCTTTTTGCGTTTTAAGCACGGCCTTTCTGAAAGCACCCTATCACCAATCACCAGAACACATCCAGATACCCTTTCACATTCGTGGAGACGGGGTGGTGACGCTTTCACTCTATAAATAACCATCAATACCAACAGGACTAACAATGCTTACTCTCAAGACGATTAACTCAGATAAAGACACCTCCGTTTTCCAAGTGATGGGTGATGTCAGCTACGTGAAAGAGTCACGAATGATTTTCTTCACTGGTTGGAATGGAGGTGATTCCGATTTACTTCTTGATGATGGAGAAGTGGCTTACGTCTGCAATGAAAAAGGTGTGACAGTAGCTACATTCCAGTAGTCATTACAAAGCGTCTATTTCTGGGCGCTTGATAATGACCAAAAGAAAAAACAGCACAATGGCTGGCTTCGTGAAAGCGGGTGGCATGAGGTTGCGCTAACAACCTCATGCCGTTTTGCCCGTGCATATCGGTCACGAACAAATCTGATTACTAAACACAGTAGCCTGGATTTGTTCTATCAGTAATCGACCTTATTCCTAATTAAATAGAGCAAATCCCCTTATTGGGGGTAAGACATGAAGATGCCAGAAAAACATGACCTGTTAGCCGCTATTCTCGCGGCAAAGGAACAAGGCATCGGGGCAATCCTTGCGTTTGCAATGGCGTACCTTCGCGGCAGATATAATGGCGGTGCGTTTACAAAAACAGTAATCGACGCAACGATGTGCGCCATTATCGCCTGGTTCATTCGTGACCTTCTCGACTTCGCCGGACTAAGTAGCAATCTCGCTTATATAACGAGCGTGTTCATCGGCTACATCGGTACTGACTCGATTGGTTCGCTTATCAAACGCTTCGCTGCTAAAAAAGCCGGAGTAGAAGATGGTGGAAATCAATAATCAACGTAAGGCGTTCCTCGATATGCTGGCGTGGTCAGAGGGGACTGATAACGGACGTCAGAAAACCAGAAATCATGGTTATGACGTCATTGTAGGCGGAGAGCTATTCACTGATTACTCAGATCACCCTCGCAAACTTGTCACGCTAAACCCCAAACTCAAATCAACAGCTGCAGGCCGTTACCAGCTTCTTTCCCGTTGGTGGGATGCCTATCGTAAGCAGCTTGGCCTGAAAGATTTCTCTCCCAAAAGCCAGGACGCTGTGGCATTGCAGCAGATTAAAGAGCGTGGCGCTTTACCGATGATTGATCGCGGTGATATCCGTCAGGCTATCGACCGTTGCAGCAATATCTGGGCTTCACTGCCGGGCGCTGGTTATGGTCAGTTCGAGCATAAGGCTGACAGCCTGATTGCAAAATTCAAAGAGGCTGGCGGAACGGTCAGAGAGATTGAGGTATGAGCAGAGTAACCGCGATTATCTCCGCTCTGATTATCTGCATCATCGTCTGCCTGTCATGGGCTGTTAATCATTACCGTGATAACGCCATGACCTACAAAGAGCAGCGCGATAAAGCCACATCCATCATCGCTGATATGCAGAAGCGTCAACGTGATGTAGCAGAACTCGACGCCAGATACACAAAGGAGCTTGCTGATGCTAACGCGACTATCGAAAGCCTCCGTGCTGATGTTTCTGCTGGTCGTAAGCGCCTGCAAGTCGCCGCCACCTGTGCAAAGCCAACGACCGGAGCCAGCAGCATGGGCGATGGAGAAAGCCCAAGACTTACAGCAGATGCTGAACTCAATTATTACCGTCTCAGAAGTGGAATCGACAGGATAACCGCGCAGGTTAACTACCTGCAGGAATACATCAGGACTCAGTGCCTGAAATAATTTTTTTGCAAATCACAAAGTCCATTTAATGAGCCTCGCGATGCGGGGCTTTTTTTACATCTGAATTTCACAGCGCATCTCACGCGCATATTACATCACCCGAGCCTTTCAGAAAGTTGAGCCTGAGAACTGCCGTATATGGTGGCGACCATCTCGGGGCGGCTTTTCTGTGAGACAGGCTCACTTTCTAAAAGGTAAAGACGCTATGAATCATCAATTGGCTAATCTCGATTTCCGGGACATGGTGGTTGTTTCTGGTGATCGCGTGATCACAACCTCCCGCAAGGTAGCAGCTTACTTCGACAAGCAGCATCACCACATCATTCAGAAAATCGAAAAGCTAGACTGTTCGGATGAATTTCTAACCAGCAACTTTTCGCGGGTTACCTATGAACACAAGGGTAATCAGTATGTTGAATATGAAATTTCCAAAGACGGTGCGATGTACATCATCATGTCGTTTACCGGCAAAAAAGCTGCCGCCATCAAAGAGGCGTTTATCAAAGCATTTAATTGGATGCGTGACAGGCTGATGGAGATGGCTCACTCATACCAAAGAGAGCACAACGAGTTAATGCTGGAGTTCATGAAGGAAAAGGATGTTGCCAGTATGTCAGGACGCTTGCTGAACCGCTGGGGCAGGATCAAAAAACCTCAACTCATAGCAAGAATCGAAAGGCTTGAGCAGCAGGCGCAAATATCGATCCCCGGACTGCCAAAGTGACCATTCCAAAGCCCATCTACGGGTGGGCTTGATAATGAAACCGTGATTTACATCCCCACAATCCGGGTATGTAAAAGATAGTTCAGGCGAGAACAGATTTAACTAAGTCTGTGCACCACCAGTTGCGGCAGTACCACGAAACAACCCAAGCCAGTAAGTGGGGAAATAACACTGGCAGCCACTGAAAGATGAACCTCCAGCCTTATGGCAAAAAAGATTCTTTGTGGTGGCGGACTGATGGAAAGACATCCTAATCAAGCAACCACTCCACAGGGTCATAATTATGAACGACCAGCAAATCGAAAAAGAAATCGTTGAGAAAGGCAAAACAGCCCCGCGAATCACCCCGCAGCACATCGAAGACGTGATTAAAAGCGAGCATTACTTTACTGCTTATGATGGACGAAATGGTGCCATTTCCAGCAACGAATATTGTGGCAGGGAAAAACCAGAAGAAGGCGATCGTGATTTATCACCATTGAAGTTGCTCACTTTCTGCGTACTGGTGCTGAAGAATGGCTTCACCGTCACCGGAGAGAGTGCCTGTGCAAGCCCGGAAAACTTTGATGCAGAAATTGGTCGGAAGATTGCCCGGCAAAATGCTGTAAACAAAATCTGGATGCTCGAAGGTTACTTGCTGAAGCAGAAGCTAAGCGAACAGTAGTTATTACAAAAGCCATTCCCTACAGAGTGGCTTTGATAATGGCTTATACCCTACACGGGATAACTTAACTGATATCCCTTTTAACGGATAAACGGAGCCAACAATGGCAGAGATTATTCCCATGACTGAAGAACAGAAATTCCAGTTAGAGATTTACAAACTGGTCATGAACCAGAACGCAGCCGCAGAAGAAGCATTTCAATTCATCGGCACTGATGAGCTGAAGCTTGAGTTATTCAAGATTCACTTCCAGTCAGGCGGCGCTAATTCTGATATCACGACCCGCACTATCGAAGCGGTTCGTAAATCGAGGGAAGCATTAGACCTGTTCACTGCCGGAGCATAATCATGGCAAATCCAAATTTCACGCCATCATGGCCTCTCTACAAAGATGCTGACGGTGTATATGTGTCTGCTCTTCCGATTAAAGCTATCAAATACGCTAATGACGGAAGTGCAAGCGCAGAATTCGACGGTCCGTATGCTGACCAGTACATGTCAGCGCAAACAGTAGCCGTATTCAAGCCGGAGGTCGGTGGATATCTGTTCCGGAGCCAGTACGGCGAGCTGCTCTATATGAGCAAGACAGCATTTGAAGCTAAGTACACTTCTGCAAGCGGTTCAGTAACGAATGCAGAGACGGCGGATAAGTTATCTACTGCTCGCACTATCACACTAACCGGCGCTGTCACAGGTTCAACGTCCTTTGATGGTTCGGCTAACGTGACTATCGCAACAACATCAGGAAGTTAACTTATGGCAGCACCAAAGGGCAACCGATTCTGGGAGGCCCGCAGTAGTCATGGGCGTAACCCGAAATTCGAGTCGCCTGAGGCGCTGTGGGCTGCTTGTTGTGAATACTTCGAGTGGGTGGAGGCTAACCCACTATGGGAGATGAAGGCTTTCTCATATCAAGGAGAAGTTACACAAGAGCCTATCGCCAAGATGAGGGCGATGACCATCACTGGGCTAACGCTATTCCTCGATGTGACGCTTGAGACATGGCGACAATACAGGGTGAGAGAAGACTTATCTGAGGTCGTTACGCGAGCAGAGCAAATCATCTACGACCAAAAATTCTCCGGCGCAGCCGCTGATCTTCTCAACGCTAACATCATCGCCCGCGATTTGGGCCTCAAAGAGCAGTCGCAAGTTGAAGACGTGACACCTGATAAGGGAGATCGCGATAAGCGCCGCTCTCGTATCAAGGAGCTATTCAACCGTGGAACTGGACGCGATTCTTGATAACCTGAGCGACGAAGAGCAAATCGAATTGCTCGAGCTACTCGAAGAAGAAGAGAAATACCGGAACACACACCTGCTATATGAATTTACGCCATACAGCAAACAGCGTGAATTCATCGACGCCGGGCATGACTATCCAGAGCGCTGTTTTATGGCTGGTAACCAGCTTGGTAAGTCATTTACTGGTGCTGCTGAAGTCGCGTTTCACCTTACCGGGCGTTATCCGGGAACAAAAGGCTACCCGGATGATGGTAAATATGGCGGAGAGTGGAAGGGTAAGCGTTTCTATGAGCCTGTCGTCTTCTGGATTGGCGGCGAGACAAACGAGACTGTAACCAAAACGACTCAACGCATCCTGTGCGGTCGTATCGAAGAGAATGACGAGCCTGGCTACGGTTCCATACCGAAAGAAGACATCATTAGCTGGAAGAAGTCTCCTTTCTTTCCGAACCTTGTTGATCATCTTCTGGTTAAGCATCACACGGCTGATGGTGTTGAAGATGGCATTTCAATCTGCTACTTCAAGCCATACTCGCAAGGCCGTGCACGCTGGCAGGGTGACACAATCCACGGCGTGTGGTTTGACGAAGAGCCACCATACAGCATTTATGGCGAAGGTCTTACCCGTACAAACAAATACGGGCAATTCTCAATTCTGACGTTTACCCCGCTGATGGGGATGTCTGACGTTGTTACCAAGTTCCTGAAGAATCCCAGCAAGTCGCAGAAAGTGGTCAACATGACCATCTATGACGCTGAGCACTACACCGACGAGCAGAAAGAGCAAATCATCGCATCCTATCCTGAGCATGAGAGAGAGGCGCGTGCTCGCGGTATTCCTACGATGGGTAGCGGTCGAATATTCCAGATACCGGAAGAGACGATTAAGTGCCAGCCGTTTGAGTGTCCCGATCACTTCTATGTTATCGACGCTCAGGACTTCGGCTGGAACCACCCGCAAGCTCACATTCAGCTTTGGTGGGACAAAGACGCAGATGTTTTCTATCTGGCGCGTGTGTGGAAGAAATCAGAGAACACCGCAGTTCAGGCATGGGGTGCTGTTAAGTCGTGGGCTAACAAAATACCTGTCGCGTGGCCTCATGACGGTCACCAACACGAAAAGGGCGGTGGTGAGCAACTTAAAACCCAATATGCGGACGCCGGGTTCTCTATGCTTCCCGAACACGCAACGTTCCCGGATGGCGGTAACTCAGTAGAGTCAGGCATTAGTGAACTTCGTGACCTGATGCTTGAAGGAAGATTCAAAGTATTCAACACATGCGAACCATTTTTTGAAGAGTTCCGCCTATATCATCGCGATGAGAACGGCAAGATTGTCAAGACCAACGATGATGTGCTCGATGCTACTCGCTACGGCTACATGATGCGCCGCTTCGCCAGGATGATGCGCGATATCAGAAAGCCGAAAGAAAAGAAAATCCCCGCACCGATTAGACCAGTACGCAGAGGACGATAATGGCCGACAATGAAAACAGGCTGGAGAGCATCCTGTCGCGCTTTGATGCGGACTGGACAGCCAGTGATGAAGCCAGACGAGAGGCTAAGAACGATCTGTTCTTTAGTCGGATCAGCCAATGGGATGACTGGCTATCACAATACACAACCCTGCAATATCGCGGGCAGTTCGATGTGGTACGACCAGTGGTGCGCAAACTCGTTTCTGAGATGCGTCAGAACCCTGTTGATGTTCTGTATCGCCCAAAGGATGGAGCAAGTCCTGACGCTGCTGATGTGCTAATGGGAATGTATCGCACAGACATGCGACACAATACGGCAAAAATCGCGGTCAACGTCGCTGTTCGTGAGCAGATTGAATCTGGCGTAGGTGCGTGGCGTCTGGTCACTGACTACGAAGATCAAAGTCCGACGAGCAACAATCAGGTTATCCGTCGAGAGCCTATCCATAGTGCCTGCTCCCATGTTATCTGGGACAGCAACAGCAAACTGATGGACAAGTCTGACGCCCGTCACTGCACAGTTATCCACTCAATGAGCCAGAATGGTTGGGAGGATTTCGCAGAAAAATACGACCTTGATGCTGATGATATTCCATCATTCCAGAACCCCAACGATTGGGTATTTCCATGGCTGACGCAGGACACAATTCAGATCGCTGAGTTTTACGAAGTGGTCGAGAAGAAAGAGACGGCGTTTATCTACCAAGACCCGGTTACGGGTGAGCCGGTAAGCTACTTTAAGCGCGATATTAAAGACGTCATCGACGACCTGGCTGATAGTGGATTTATCAAAATTGCAGAGCGCCAGATTAAGCGTCGCCGGGTATACAAATCGATTATCACCTGCACCGCTGTACTCAAAGACAAGCAGCTCATTGCTGGCGAACATATCCCCATTGTTCCGGTATTCGGCGAGTGGGGCTTCGTTGAAGATAAAGAAGTGTATGAGGGTGTCGTCCGCCTGACAAAAGACGGTCAGCGTCTGCGCAACATGATTATGTCGTTCAACGCCGACATCGTGGCCCGTACTCCGAAGAAGAAGCCGTTCTTCTGGCCTGAACAGATTGCAGGCTTTGAGCATATGTATGACGGTAACGACGATTACCCGTATTACCTGCTCAATCGCACGGATGAGAACAACGGAGAAATGCCAACTCAGCCGCTGGCATACTATGAAAATCCGGAAGTTCCACAGGCCAATGCCTATATGCTGGAAGCTGCAACCAGCGCAGTAAAAGAGGTTGCCACTCTTGGTGTAGATGCTGGGTCGGTTAATGGTAATCAGGTTGCATTCGATACCGTAAACCAACTCAATATGCGGGCTGACCTTGAGACATACGTGTTTCAGGATAATCTGGCTACCGCTATGCGCCGTGACGGTGAGATTTACCAGTCGATAGTTAACGACATCTACGATGTTCCTCGCAGCGTGACAATCACCCTTGAGGATGGCAGTGAAAAAGAGGTTCAGCTAATGGCTGAGGTTGTTGACCTTGCCACTGGTGAGCGGCAGGTACTGAACGATATCAGGGGGCGCTATGAGTGCTACACGGATGTTGGACCATCATTCCAGTCCATGAAGCAGCAAAACCGCGCAGAAATTCTTGAGTTGCTCGGCAAGACGCCACAGGGAACGCCAGAATATCAACTGCTGTTGCTTCAGTACTTCACCCTGCTTGATGGTAAAGGTGTCGAGATGATGCGTGACTATGCCAATAAGCAGCTTATTCAGATGGGCGTTAAGAAGCCGGAAACACCTGAAGAGCAGCAATGGTTTGTCGAAGCGCAGCAGGCCAAACAAGGACAGCAAGACCCGGCAATGGTTCAGGCGCAGGGTGTGCTGTTGCAAGGTCAGGCTGAACTGGCTAAAGCGCAGAATCAGACGCTATCTCTTCAAATCGACGCGGCTAAAGTCGAAGCTCAAAACCAACTTAACGCTGCGAAAATCGCAGAAATATTCAACAATATGGATCTCAATAAACAGTCCGAGTTTAGAGAGTTCCTCAAAACCGTTGCTTCATTCCAGCAGGACCGCAGCGAAGACGCTCGCGCAAATGCTGAGTTACTCCTTAAAGGCAATGAACAGACGCACAAGCAGCGAATGGACATTGCCAATATCCTGCGATCGCAGAGACAAAATCAACCTTCCGGCAGTGTAGCCGAGACACCTCAATAAGAGAGAGTTAATCATGAAACCAACCACCGAAATTCAGGCAACTGAAGACTTAACCCTGTCCGGCGATTATGCAGCGGCATCTGCTGATAGCTTAGTTGTCGATAATGCCAACGACAATGCAGGTCAGGAAGAGGGCTTTGAGATTGTCCTGAAGGACGATGAGACAGCACCAAAACAAGACCCGGCAAAGAACGCAGAATTCGCCCGCCGCCGCATCGAGCGCAAACGACAGCGCGAGCTTGAGCAGCAGATGGAAGCAGTTAAACGCGGAGAATTGCCGGAGAGTTTACGGGTAAACCCTGACCTCCCACCTCAGCCGGATATTAATGCCTATCTGTCAGAAGAAGGCCTGGCCAAATATGACTATGACAACAGCCGTGCGCTTGCCGCTTTCAATGCTGCCAATACCGAATGGCTAATGAAAGCGCAGGACGCCCGCAGCAATGCCGTAGCAGAACAGGGCCGCAAGACTCAGGAGTTTACCCAGCAATCAGCGCAATACGTCGAAGCTGCCCGCAAACACTATGACGCGGCAGAAAAGCTCAATATCCCTGACTATCAGGAGAAAGAAGACGCATTTATGCAACTGGTTCCGCCTGCGGTTGGGGCCGACATTATGCGCCTGTTCCCGGAGAAGTCTGCCGCGCTCATGTATCACCTTGGTGCAAACCCGGAGAAAGCCCGCCAGTTACTGGCGATGGATGGGCAGTCCGCGCTGATTGAACTAACTCGACTATCCGAACGCTTAACTCTCAAGCCTCGCGGTAAACAAATCTCTTCCGCTCCCCCTGCTGACCAGCCGATTACCGGTGATGTCAGCGCAGCAAATAAAGATGCCATTCGTAAACAGATGGATGCGGCTGCGAGCAAGGGCGATGTGGAAACTTACCGCAAGCTAAAGGCAAAACTTAAAGGAATCCGATAATGGCTTTGAACGAAGGTCAAATTGTTACACTGGCGGTGGATGAGATTATTGACACCATCTCCGCAATCACTCCAATGGCGCAGAAAGCCAAGAAATATACCCCGCCTGCGGCTTCTATGCAGCGCTCCAGCAATACCATCTGGATGCCTGTAGAGCAGGAGTCCCCCACTCAGGAAGGTTGGGATTTAACTGATAAAGCGACAGGGTTACTGGAGCTTAACGTCGCGGTAAACATGGGAGAGCCGGATAACGACTTCTTCCAGTTACGCGCAGATGACTTGCGAGACGAGACTGCGTATCGTCACCGAATCCAGTCCGCAGCACGCAAACTGGCTAACAACGTTGAGCTGAAAGTCGCAAACATGGCCGCCGAGATGGGGTCATTGGTTATCACTTCGCCGGATGCAATCGGCACTAATACCGCAGACGCATGGAACTTTGTGGCCGACGCAGAAGAAATCATGTTCTCCCGCGAACTTAACCGCGACATGGGCACATCGTACTTCTTCAACCCGCAGGACTACAAAAAGGCGGGTTATGACCTGACCAAGCGTGATATCTTCGGGCGCATCCCTGAAGAAGCGTACCGCGATGGCACCATTCAGCGTCAGGTTGCTGGCTTCGATGATGTCCTGCGCTCTCCGAAACTTCCTGTGCTGACAAAATCCACCGCAACTGGCATCACTGTATCCGGTGCGCAGTCCTTCAAGCCTGTCGCATGGCAACTGGATAACGATGGCAACAAAGTTAACGTTGATAACCGTTTTGCTACCGTCACCCTGTCTGCAACTACCGGCCTGAAACGCGGCGACAAAATTTCGTTTACTGGCGTGAAGTTCCTTGGTCAGATGGCTAAGAACGTACTGGCGCAGGACGCGACTTTCTCCGTAGTTCGCGTTGTTGATGGTACTCACGTTGAAATCACGCCGAAGCCTGTAGCACTGGATGATGTTTCTCTTTCTCCTGAGCAACGCGCCTACGCCAACGTTAACACCTCACTGGCTGATGCAATGGCGGTGAACATCCTGAACGTTAAGGATGCCCGTACCAACGTGTTCTGGGCTGATGACGCCATCCGTATTGTGTCTCAGCCGATTCCGGCCAACCATGAGCTTTTTGCAGGTATGAAAACTACCTCATTCAGCATCCCGGATGTCGGCCTGAACGGTATCTTCGCTACGCAGGGGGATATTTCCACCCTGTCCGGCCTGTGCCGTATTGCGCTGTGGTACGGCGTAAACGCGACACGACCGGAAGCAATCGGAGTTGGCCTGCCTGGTCAGACTGCGTAACTAACAGGGGCTTCGGCCCCTTTTTTATTTGAGGTGACACATGGGTGTAATGCTATATAAGCAGGGTCGTGGAACGAAGGTATGGGGCAAGGAAGTTCAGGTTAAAGTTGTCGATGACGGCGACGTAGAAGATCACCTTGCCGATGGTTGGGTTAAGCATCCAAATCTAGTGCCGGAGACCAATGACGAACCAATCGGCGAGTCAGGCGTGGTCAAGAAAGACATGGGTGAAGTGTCTGATGGATACCACACCTTTAACGAACTATATGCACATCGAGTGCGCCTGTTTTCAACGCTAATGAATGCCTTCCGCGAAAGCGCATGGTGGAGCTTCCAGCATCATGACGGCGAGCAATGGGATGGATGGGTGTTAGCTGGCATCGACACCCCAGAAGGCGCGGTAACATACCACCTCCCAGAGAGTGAAATTGAACATCTGCCTAAAGGCACGGAAATTGAGTTTGGCAAGGAATGGGACGGCCACACGGCAGATGATGTGTTGAATCGCCTGCTAAGCCTGCGACCGAAAGAGCCGGCAACCAAAGAACGCAAAAAGCCAGGACCAAAGCCTAAGGCGGAAAGCGATGCAGATAAAGACTAAAGGCGATCTGGTCAGGGCGGCGCTGCGTAAGCTTGGTGTAGCATCAGATGCAACTCTCACTGATGTTGAGCCACAGTCTATGCAGGATGCCGTTGATGATCTGGAAGCGATGATGGCTGAGTGGTATCAGGACGGAAAGGGCATCATCACCGGCTATGTATTCTCAGATGATGACAATCCTCCCGCTGAAGGTGATGATCACGGTCTTCGCTCAAGCGCAGTCAGCGCAGTATTCCACAATCTGGCCTGCAGAATCGCTCCGGATTATGCGCTTGAGGCCACAGCGAAAATTATCGCTACAGCTAAATACGGGAAGGAACTTCTCTACAAGCAGACCGCCATCGCCAGAGCTAAACGAGCGCCTTACCCGTCACGTATGCCAACTGGCAGTGGAAACAGTTTCGCCAATCTGAACGAATGGCATTATTTCCCCGGAGAGCAGAATGCCGATTCAACAACTCCCCATGATGAAGGGAATGGGTAAGGACTTCAAGAATGCCGACTACATTGATTACCTACCAATCAACATGTTGGCCACACCGAAAGAAGTCCTCAACTCATCGGGTTATTTACGCTCATTCCCGGGCATAGCGAAGCGCAACGATGTAAATGGTGTATCGCGTGGCGTTGAATACAATACCGCTCAGAACGCTGTATATCGCGTTTTAGGAAGTAAGCTCTACAAAGGGGAAGCCGTAGTAGGTGATGTAGCCGGAAGCGGTCGCGTATCAATGGCACATGGTCGGACATCACAGGCGGTAGGCGTTAATGGTCAACTGGTCGAGTATCGCTATGATGGCATGGTTAAAACCGTCTCAAACTGGCCTGCAGACAGCGGATTCACGCAGTATGAGTTAGGTTCAGTCCGTGACATTACGCGCTTACGTGGGCGTTACGCATGGTCAAAAGACGGAACCGATTCATGGTTTATCACTGACCTCGAAGATGAGTCGCATCCTGACCGCTACAGCGCACAATATCGCGCAGAGTCGCAGCCTGACGGCATCATCGGCATCGGAACATGGAGAGACTTCATCGTCTGCTTTGGTTCGTCAACGATAGAGTATTTCTCCCTGACAGGCGCAACCACCGCTGGCGCTGCGTTGTATGTCGCACAGCCATCGTTGATGGTACAGAAGGGCATTGCCGGAACATACTGTAAAACGCCATTCGCTGACTCATATGCATTCATCAGTCATCCGGCTACTGGCGCACCTTCCGTCTACATCATCGGGTCAGGGCAAGCTTCACCAATTGCGACGGCCAGTATTGAGAAGATTATCCGCTCATACACAGCTGAAGAACTGGCGACTGGTGTAATGGAGACTTTGCGCTTCGATTCTCATGAGCTTCTGATTATTCATCTCCCTCGTCATGTTCTGGTTTACGACGCATCGTCAAGTCAGAACGGACCGCAATGGTGTGTGCTGAAAACAGGGCTTTACGATGATGTATATCGTGCTGTCGACTTCATGTATGAAGGCAACCAGATAACGTGCGGCGATAAATCAGAAGCGGTGACGGGGCAGTTGCAATTCGACATCAGTAGTCAGTACGACAAGCAGCAAGAACACCTGTTGTTTACGCCCCTCTTCAAGGCAGATAACGCCAGATGCTTCGACCTCGAAGTTGAATCATCCACTGGTGTTGCTCAATACGCTGACCGCCTGTTCCTGTCTGCAACCACAGACGGAATCAATTACGGTCGCGAACAGATGATTGAGCAGAATGAGCCGTTTGTGTACGACAAGAGAGTTTTATGGAAGCGTGTAGGTCGTATTCGTCGATTAATCGGATTCAAACTGCGGGTAATCACCAAATCACCAGTAACACTATCCGGGTGTCAAATTCGTCTGGAGTAAAATATGGCAGACCCGTCACTTAATAAGCCTGTCGTGGTTCAGGCTACACGCATTGATGCATCTATTCTCCCTCGCAACATATTCAGTCAGTCTTACCTTCTGTATGTCATAAATCAGGGTACTGATGTTGGCTCCATTGCAGAAAAGGCAAATCAGGCAGGAGGCGGTGCTTATGATGCGCAGGTCAGAAATGATGAGCAGGATTTAATTCTTGATGAGCACGAAAAAAGAATTGCAAAAACAGAAGAGGATATTTCAGGAATAAAAGTAAAGCTTCTTGAAATAGAGAATGATGTTAATGGTCTGAAAATAAAAGTTCAGGATATCGACGGTAAGGTATCAGAGATAATCGTTGATTATGTTTCACTCAGCAGAACAGGAACTCAAACTCTTGCCTCATCCCTTAACGTATCAGGAAGTTATTCTGTTAACGGTACAAAAGTTGTTGGCGCTCGCCAGACTGGATGGACCGCGGCAACAGGTACGGCGAATAAAGGCGTATTCAATGCTGACCTGACATTCACCGTTAGCGATACTTACACGCAATCTGAAATCCAGGCTATAGCCAATGCTCTAATTGCTGAGCGTCGGCGCACTAAGGCTTTGGAAGACGCCTTGCGTGCACATGGGTTGATTGATTAATGATTACATTCACTCCAACACGCAACATCGACCTGATAGAAATGGTCGGCAACCATCCCGACATCATAGCCGGGAGCAACAACGGTGACGGATACGACTACAAGCCTGAGTGCCGCTATTTCGAAGTGAACGTACATGGTCAGTTCGGTGGCATCGTGTATTACAACGAGATTCAGCCGCTGACCTTTGACTGCCACGCCATGTATCTGCCTGAGATTAGAGGATTCAGTAAGGAAATCGGGCTGACGTTCTGGCGATACATTCTCGCCAACACCACCGTTCAGTGCGTTACATCATTTGCTGCACGCAAATTTCGCCACGGTCAGATGTACTGCGCAATGATTGGCCTTAAGCGTGTAGGAACTATCAAGAAATACTTCAAAGGCGTGGATGACGTGACGTTTTACAGCGCCACACGCGAAGAACTAATCGACTTCCTGAATCACGGGAGATAGCCATGTTATATGCATTTAAGCTGGGCAGAAAACTGCGCGGAGAGGAACCTTATTATCCTGAAAAAGGCGGGAAAGGTGGCAGCTCTGATAAAAGCGCAAAGTATGCAGCAGAAGCTCAGAAGTATGCCGCAGACCTGCAAAACCAGCAGTTCAACACCATCATGAACAACCTGAAGCCGTTTACTCCTCTGGCAGATAAGTATATCGGCAGTCTTGAAGGTTTATCCTCTCTCGAAGGTCAGGGGCAGGCGCTTAACGATTATTACAACTCTCAGCAGTATAAAGACCTTGCCGGGCAGGCACGTTACCAGAATCTGGCAGCGGCAGAAGCAACAGGTGGCCTTGGTTCTACAGCGACCAGTAACCAGCTTTCAGCAATCGCCCCAACACTTGGTCAGCAATGGCTGTCAGGTCAGATGAATAACTATCAGAACCTTGCAAATATTGGTCTTGGTGCGCTTCAGGGGCAGGCAAACGCCGGACAGACATATGCCAACAATATGAGCCAGATTTCACAGCAAAGCGCGGCTCTTGCAGCGGCAAATGCCAACAGGCCATCAGCTATGCAATCTGCTGTTGGTGGTGCTGCCTCCGGTGCATTGTTAGGTGGTGGAATAGCCAATGCTTTGTCAATGTCAACCCCATGGGGAGCGGCTATCGGTGGTGGTATTGGTCTGCTTGGTTCTTTGTTTTAAGGGGTAATCAATGGCTACGTGGCAGCAGGGTATTAATTCTGGTGGTTTTCTGGCTGGCATTGGTGCGCAAAATGAGAATGCGCCAAAGGCAAGCGACATTAACGCAACGCTTGGACTGATTCGCGAAAACAATGATTTGGCTCGTTCAGGTGCAAATAATGTGGCTTTAACAGGGCTGCGTGGTCTGGCTGGCGTTGCTGATATTTATAAGCAGGAACAGCAACAGAAAGCGCTAAACGCATTCAACCAGGTTCATGCCAACGCATGGGCTACTGGCGACCCGTCTGGCCTGTTTAAGTTTGCTCAGGAAAACCCGGCGTTTGTTGCGCAGGCACAGCAGGCGTTTTCCGGTCTTAATGAGCAGCAGCGTAACGATATGGGCGATTTGGCTATGAAGGCTAACGTCGCTCTTTCTCAGGGACCGGAAGCCTACAGTAAATTCATTACTGACAACAAGGACAGGTTAAATCGCGTTGGTGCTAATGCTGACTGGATGATTCAGACAGGTATCCAGAATCCAGAGCAGCTATCACACATGCTGACCACTATGACGCTAGGGGCTGTTGGCCCGGATAAAATGCTGGATTATCAGGATAAGATGGTTGGTCGTGAGATTGACCGAGGCAGGCTGGCAGAGACAATCCGCAGCAATCAGGCTGGAGAGGCGCTAACAGCACGAGGCCAGAACATCACGATGCGCGGTCAGGACTTATCTGCTTCTACTGCGCGACGCGGGCAGGATTTGGCAATGCAGCGAGCGTCAACAAGAGGAACCGCTGGGAATGATGAGCGTACAGTTCAGTTATCAGATGGCAGAACTGTAACGGTAGGCGGGAAACTTCACGGCGCTGGGGCTAATGCGTTCTACGAAGGTATCGACAACGAGGGGAATATGGTTCGCGTTCCTGCTGGCTCTATTGCCGCTCCGGCTACATCGGCAGCAAGCGCGCAGAATTACGCAATGAAGAAAGATCTTGATGCAATTTCTGGTGCATCAATTGACGATCTTGGCTTCATGACTGGCATTACAGGCTCTTCAGGTTCTCCTGCTCTTGGTGCAGATATTCGTAGCCGTGCATCTGGTGGTGATCAGAGGAAACTATACAACGCTGCACAGCGAATCCAAGGAAAGATGCAGAATCAGGGCATTGCAGCAGCCAGAGACATGGGGGCATCCGGTATCAACACCGTTGCAGAAGCAAAGATGTATTTTCAAGGTATGCCACAGGTTGATTTCTCAAGCCCTGAAGCACTGCAACAATCAATGCGCGACATTCAGCAATATACCGACAATTACAACCAACAATATAACGTTAATGTTGGTAAATCTCAGCGGCAGCAATCTCAACCTACACAGGTATCACAGCCAGCAGCCAGCAGTAACTTTTCTTCACTATGGGGTGATTAATGGCTAAAGCATGGAAAGATGTTATCGCCTCTCCACAGTATCAGGCGTTAACTGAAGAACAGAAAGCACAGGCTCAAGCGCAATATTTTGATGAGGTTGTTGCCCCTAAGGCTGGTGACAAATGGGCTGAAGCAAGAGATCAGTTTTATGCAGCATACCCTCCGCCTCAGCAGCAGAAAGAAGAACCATCATTGATGCAACAAGCTGGTGATTGGCTCACAGGTGGTCAAAGTGCAGGGCAAATTGCAGAGCAGGCTGGTCGTGGTCTGGTAAACATACCATTCGACGTATTACAGGGCGGCGCAAGCCTGATTAATGCAATCAGCCAGGGGCTTGGTGGCCCCAAGGTTTTGGATGATGTTTATCGTCCAGTCGATCGACCGACAGACCCTTACGCGCAAGCTGGTGAAACAATTGGCGGGTATTTAGTTCCAGGAGTTGGAACGGCAGGAAGCATGGCTATTGGATCACTGGCAGAGGCCGCAAATCAGAAAGGCGATTTCGCACAAAATGCAACTAAAAATGCCGGAGTTAACCTTGCCGCTCAGGGGGTTCTTTCCGCAGCAGCAAAGGGAATAGGGCGTGGAATTACTGCTGTTCGTGGCGAAATATCACCAGCAGATCAGCAATTGCTCAAGCGTGCCGCTGCGGCAGATGTACCAGTTATGACATCGGATGTAGTTCCTCCAAAAACAAAACTTGGCAATCAACTGCAGGGTTACTCAGAAGGAGTCATAGCTGGGACTGGACCAATGAGAGCCGCACAGCAGGATGCTAGAACCAAGCTTGTTAATCGCTTCACCGAAAAATACGGCGACTACGATCCATCTGTAGTCGTTGATAGTCTAAAGTCAGGCGTTGCAAGGGAAAAATCGTTAGCCAAGTCAAAACTAAACAACCTGTCAGGAAGAATGGTTGGAAAGCCAGTTGATACAAGTGGCGCCATAAGAGCTATCGACGGAGCAGTAAACGAACTTGGGAAACTTAAAGGTGTTTCTGACACCCAGACCATTTCTGCGCTTAATGATTATAAGAATGCCATTCAGGAGATAACAAATGGAGATGATGCCTTTGAGTTACTTGATAAGCTGAGAACTCAGTTCCGCATTGACGTAAAAGGCGATCGTACAGTTCTGCCATCAATGTCGCAAACAATGGTCGACAGGGTCTACAACTCGCTAACCAATAGCCTTAGTAAATCTATAGCGAAAGGACTTAGCCCAAAAGATGCTTCAGCATGGAGAGCGGGAAAAGCTGATTATGCAAAAATGGCAACACATGCAACTCAAACGCGCCTTAAAAACGTTCTAAACAAAGGAGATTTAACTCCCGAGGCTGTAAATACCATTGTGTATGGACAATATGGGTCAGATATAGCTCGATTGTACGGGAAACTCGATCAAAAAGGTAAAGACATGCTAAGGGCGGCATATATCAGCAAAATAGCTGACAAGGTAGGTGACAGCCCTCAGAAAATGATGACCGAGCTTGGCAAGCTGCAAAAACAAGCAAATGGTCAGGTGTTTAAAACTGTATTTGGTGGGAAGAACGGAAAAGAGATAGAGGGGATGTTATCTATTCTCGATGCTACCAAAAGAGCATCTGAGGCTAATGTTGTGACGAAGACTGGCATGACACTCGCGCCTTTGGTAAGGGTTATTGGTAACCTAAAAACCGGAGGCGCGCTATTGGCTGGGGAAACAGGGATTGGCCTTATGTCGAGGGTTTATGAAAGCCCTATGGCTAGGAATGCGCTCTTACGTCTGGCAAACACTAAAGCTGGAACGCCAGCTTATGAAAGAGCGCTGAATAACGCCGCAAATGCCATCAGACCGCTGCTTGCCACTGAGGCAACACAGCAGTGACTAAATGCCATGGATGGTTATTTCCCTAGCACATGAAACAATGTTTGCTTTAATTCCACCCATACAATTATGACCACTATAGACAGACAAAAGAAACTGAATGCATTGGCATCACGATCGAAACCTTCTCCGGCACTAAATCCGTAAAAGGTCATAAAAAATATAAAAATTGCGCACTTTGCAACGTTTACAAATTTTTTCTTCACACCAACCTCCTTAGTTTTGCGCAGGATACCATGAAAAAAGTTAACATTGGAAACGTACCAAAGATGCTCGTTCCGCTCTTTGAGAGCGGTACAATTGTGTTTTGTAGAGACTTTCCAGAATGGCAACGCCTGCATCAAAAACTTGGCGTGGACGTGCAGGACTCGGATGCCAACGGAGCGTCTCATACAATGAGCAGCGAGAATGGTGTTTTGCATGTGATAGGCGTGTTCAATGGCAAACTATCTACTATTGCCCATGAGTGCGCTCACATGGCATTCGATATCTGCTCAAGGGTCGGGGTTGATGTTGAACCAGGAAGAGCCAACGAGACTTACTGCTACTTAATGAGCAGGCTTGTTGAGTTCTGCGAGCGACATATCAAAAAGCCGGAGTGACCCGGCTTGATTATTACTTTTTTTGGTATGTTAAGAATGGCAAGTAGCCAGTGTACCCCAAGCGGAAAAGCTCCAATTGCTTATCTCTTATGGATAAAAAATAATCGTTTCTTGCCTTTTTAAGCCACAACCAGCCGATCATCAAGATGAATAATATTGATATTATTGGCATCGGGGAGATCAACACCACTCCGATGAATAATGACGCTAGCAGCACCGATAAAATAGCAGAAATCATACTAATCTCCCACTAAGGTAACAATATGACCATAGAAGAACGCCTGAACAACATTGAGTTGAATCAAACCCTGCTTGACCAGCGACTTTCAGATCTTGAGCTTAAAGATCTGGATGCGCAAATATCGGAAGCAGAAGCCAAGCTCTCCAGCCTAAACCACCGCAAGAAGCAAATCCGCAACAGAATTACTCAGGGACGCGGAAGCTGTTGAGGTGGGATGCTAGGTCTCTATCGTTAAAATCAAGGCTGCTAATCATTTCATTGTAAATAGCGTTTTTATCTTCCATTGGCAGTCTTGAGTAAACCAGACACAGAGCATATTTCAGGGAGTTTAGCTCTTTCTCTAGCTCTTCCTTGCTTGATGTTTTTGACTTAATAAACTGTTTTTTATTCATTTTGCATCCTTACCATACATGGTTTTCAGTGTTTCAATCAGCGCATCCCTGAATTTGTCAGCCTCTTTCTGAGCAAATTCATTGCTATTAAGCGATCTACCACAAACAGCATCTTCGATAATCTGTATTATTTCAGCATTCATGGAACGCTTGTTATGTTGCGCCCTGGCTTTAACCTTTGCCTTTAATTCTTTGGAAATCCTGATATTTATTTGCGGCTCTTCGCGTGACATACCACCTCCATAGCATTTTGGTGATATTACTATTGCATCACTGCGATCACAATGGTATAACGGTTATACCAAATTGATTGGAGGTAATATGATAGTCAAGTCAGACGCACCAAAGTACCCTTTGCGCATCCCATTAGAGGTTAAGTTAGCAATCGAGAAGTCAGCGAAAGAAAATGGTCGCTCAATAAATACCGAGATGGTAATGCGGTTAGTGGATAGTTTAAGGCGGGATAGTTCTAAAGGTAATCTAGCAAAAAGTTGAAGCCCCAACTGCGGTAACAGTCAGGGCTTCGTTATCAACAAATCGGCTTAGGAAATATTGACATGAAAAGTATAGCAAAGGCACAAAACGATTTCACCATCTTCAAATTCGGCGACAGTGAAATCCGCGTCATCAACAAGTGCGGTGAGCCGTGGTTTGTAGCTAAAGATGTTTGTGATGCTTTAGCTTTGACTAACTCACGCAAGGCGCTTACTGCACTTGATGACGATGAAAAGGGAGTAACTTTAAGTTACACCCTTGGTGGTGAGCAGAATCTAAGCATTGTTAGCGAATCAGGTATGTATACATTGGTTCTGCGCTGCCGCGATGCTGTCAATAAAGGTTCGGTCCCGCACAAATTCCGCAAGTGGGTAACAGCAGAAGTTCTACCTTCAATTCGCAAACATGGCGAGTATGTGAAAGGCAAGAAAACCACTGTTGAGGAAAGAACGCCGCTACGCGATGCAGTAAACATGCTGGTAGGAAAGAAAGGACTTCGCTATGACGATGCATACAATATGGTTCATCAGCGTTTTGGTATTGACAGCATTGATGAACTTTCAATTGAACAAATCCCGCTTGCCGTAGAGTACATCCACAGGGTAGTGCTTGAAGGTGAGTTCATCGGCAAACAAGAGAAGAAAACCAACGAGCTTTCTGCAAAAGAAGCAAACAGCCTTGTATGGTTATGGGATTATGCCAACCGTTCACAGGCATTATTCCGTGAACTGTATCCGGCATTAAAACAAATTCAATCGAACTATTCCGGCAGATGCTACGACTACGGTCATGAGTTCTCGTATGTTATAGGAATGGCGAGAGATGTTTTAATCAATCACACACGAGATGTTGATATTAATGAGCCAGACGGACCAACGAATCTTTCCGCATGGATGAGACTTAAGAATAAAGAATTACCTCCTTCAGTACATAACTACTGACAGATAACCAACGCAACGACCCAGCACTGGCTGGGTTTTTTATGCCCAAAATTCACCGTGGCCACGCTGCGGCGATTCATTGCATCTGGAGCACATTAAATGACAGATATCACTGCCAACGTAGTTGTTTCTAACCCTCGTCCAATCTTCACTGAATCCCGTTCGTTTAAAGCTGTTGCTAATGGGAAAATTTACATTGGTAAGATAGATACCGATCCGGTTAATCCTGCTAACCAGATACCCGTATACATTGAAAATGAGGATGGATCTCACGTCCAGATTGCTCAGCCGCTAATTATCAACTCAGCCGGTAAAATCGTATACAACGGTCAACTGGTGAAAATTGTCACCGTTCAGGGTCATAGCATGGCTATCTATGATGCCTATGGTTTTCAGGTTGATTATATTGCTAACGTATTGAAGTATGACCCAGATCAGCTCCGACAAGAACTGGCTGAGCCGGATGGATCTAAAAAAGTAGGGTATAAAGACAGTAACGTATATGACACATTGAACAAGCTAGAATTAAAATTCAAATCATTCCAGGAAATGCGTGATGATAATTCAAATGAGATAGGCGATTACGCCCTACTCACAGGCTGGCATACAGAGCATCAGGGTTATGGTGCTGGCGTATTTCAGTGCGTCGATAAAACTGGATTAACGGACGATGGTGGCACTATTGCGGTTGGCTCTACGTATGCGTGGAAACGTATCACGGGTCCGGGTGATGCTACTGAATTTGGTGTTGTGCCGAACGCCGGGAGTACGTTTGATAATAAAGCGTATATTTTATCAGCTGCGGCTACGGGGGCGCTTATCTTTCCAGCAGGTGATATTTATACAACATTCTTTACCCTTACTGATACCTACCTTGTGAGAGGGAATTCAACCAATATTCGCGAAATTGAAGCGCCAAATGTAACAGACTTTATTGTCCACTGCTCCAGAAACGGGACATGGGAAGGGCGAATTGACGGAATTTCGTGGGAAGGAGTTAATGTTTACCCAGTAGACGAGCATCGCGCATTCCATACGTATTTCACCACTAACGGCAATATGCGGGATTGTCGATTCCGTGGCGGGGTTGGCTCATGGTTTGATGGTGTTTCAAACTGGTTTATTGATTCCTGTGAATTCTCTGGCTCATTAGGAGGAGAGAATATACTCAACACGCCTAAAGTCGACCCTCAGGGGACAATTGGAACATGGGTGGTATTCCACAAGTGTTTCATAGCCCGAAGCGCTGGTGTAGGTGCCAGAACTATTGGACTTCCGTCTGTGTGGTTCAGGGATTGTATTGTATATTACAACCGTGATTCTGGCCTCTTGCATTATAGAGATGAAAGTGCCTATCCAGGTGTAGAGTTTGGGGTTCAAAAGGTAACGGGTTGTGACATTGATTCAAATGATTCTTCAGGAATAATTATGCGGGATGTGGTTTATCCTGATATATCTAATAACTGGGTAAGTGCAGGAAGGGTTCTTAATCAGCCTGGAGTAGTGCTCATTAGGTGTAATGACATAAATGTTGTAGAGAACAGTGCGTATTTTAATGGAACTCACGGCATATCAGTTGAGTTATGCCATTTCGGAACTATTTCTAACAACAACTGCAGTGACAACAAAAACAGAGGCATTAGCATCCAGAGTGACTATGGGATAAGCAGCAAACTAACTGTGTCTGGCAATGCCTGCTGTGGAACTCCACTAGGTTCGCTCCCGGCAGCACAGGAAGAGGGCATTCATATCGAGGGAGATCGCATAGTTTCGTATGGTAACGTATGTGCCGGAAACTCATCAAGTCAATATATTAACGCTGCATCTAATAAGCAAGAGGGACTTAATATAACCTCATAGTTAGTAAGCCCACCTTAAACGGTGGGCTGTATTTTTCAGAAAATGATTCTTTTGTCTTTATATATGACCATATGTGCATTACCAATATTGACAGTTTCATAATCCTCACCAAACTGTCTCGCTACTTTAGATATGTCATTGCTATTGCTTAAGATAACATATCGAGATTTAAACCCATACCATGTATTCTTAGACAACCAGTGAAAGGCCTCTCCCTTTTCTCCATCATACGCTACAGGGCGAACATTATTATCACCCCTCACTGTAACTGATGATGCAACCCAGAAAGTTCCGTAACCGTCGCCTAGATTATTATCATAAATATAATCAGCTAATTTACTGGATTGGTCGTTAGGTTTATGGAATGCGATGGGGCTGTAATTACATACAAAAAGCACTGCAAATGCTATACAGATATATAGATTTTTTATTGAAGTGGTGTTAATAAGCCTACCAATCAAAATTGATCCTGTAATGAAAGAGAATACTAAATATCTAGTGGTTGCTAAATCTACCGCCATATTGCTTGCAATGTAAGCAATTGGTAATAACACAGTTGAGATTATTAGATAATTATCAAGTAAGGACTTATTGAATAATTTCTGCACTGAAATAACAAGCAAGACAAACCATGTAACCATGATAACAAACCTTGCTGCATAAAAAGAAGATTCAACTCCTATTTCCCTCCCAAAGACAAAAGCATCAAAGTAGTTGATAATACCCTGAATAAATAGATCCAAGTTATGCAGAATGTTATTATAATCAACAAATTTTGGGGGTACTGTTCCTGGTGTTACCAGTATACCGTTAGAAATTGTAATGTAGGATATTACTTTTGCTATAACAACGGATAAAATAATTACAAGTATGAGTCTTATATTTTCTAACTTTTTCATGTTGTATACAGCAATCCCGGTTGCTACCAAATAAGGCGCAGCAAAAGTATATAGATACATAGGATCGCTATACATAGCAAGGCTTGAAATAAACAGCACAGCAATAAGGTAAATGCTGTTTTTTTTGTTTGCCAAATAAACACACAACAGGGATGAAAGTAAGCATCCGACGTGAATACACATGGCAAGCGTAAGACCTGAAGCAAGAGGTGATGGCATTGAAACACACATCAGTAACGCAAGTACACCGATAACTTTGTTATTTTTATCGGCTATAAGTAGTGACGCAATTAAAATAACTACGGTATAAACTAAAACCGGCGCCCACCACATAGGGCTTTGATGGTAACCAATTATCTTTATAAGAACGGCATACCATAATGTCTCTGTGAAATAAAATGGAACGGTTGAAAGTGTCCATCCGTGTAATAGCCAGTTTCCATTAGCCATATCGATAGCTTCAAGATACATAGACGCTGCATCCGAAGTAATTCCACTTTTTAAAGCAAGTGACAGGCAGTATATGAAGCTAAAAAGCACGAACACAGACAAAAATAATTTTGCCTTCATCGTCAACTTGTTATTCATTTATTCCTCTTCAAAATATATTTAGGTCTTGCTTTGGTTTCAATGTAGATCCTTCCGATATACTCACCGAGTACACCGATACCAATCAGTTGGATGCCGCCGAGGAACAGGATTGAAACTAACAGAGACGGATACCCCCGCACGGCGTTACCGAACGCCAGAGTGTCGAATATCATCCAGGCACCATACAGGAATGCAACACCGGCGACAGCTAAACCGATGTAAGTCCAGATGCGAAGAGGGAAGGTTGAGAAGCTGGTAATCCCTTCCAGTGCCAGATTCCACAACTTCCAGCCGTTAAATTTCGAATCACCGGCTACGCGTTCAGCGCGGGCATATTTAACAACATCCGTTTTTCCGCCAACCCAACTGAGCACCCCCTTCATGAACAAGTTGCGTTCGGGCATTAATTTAATATTTTCGACAACCTCACGGCTCATTAACCGGAAATCACCGACGTTCTCTTCAATTTTCGGATTGCTGATTTTATTATGCAGCTTATAAAACCATTCGGCTGTCTTACGCTTCATGCGCCCGTCAGTTGAGCGGTCTGAGCGCTTAGCCAGCACCATATCCGCGCCAGCCTGCCACTTCTCAATGAGATGAGGGATAACCTCAATCGGGTCTTGCAGATCGACATCAATCGGAATTACTGCGTCACCAGTTGCATGGTCAAGTCCGGCAAACAGGGCTGGTTCTTTGCCGAAATTACGGGTGAATGACAGCGGAACGACAAGTGGATCGGATACTGCCAGAGCATTAATAAGCGACTCCGTAGCATCTTTGCTTCCGTCATTGATGAAAACAATCTCAACTTCATACGGTTTTAGCTCTTCAAACTCGCGAACCGTTTTATAGAAAATAGGTATCGTGGCCTCTTCATTGAAGACCGGAACGACTAACGAGATTTTCAT